CTGGTAAGGATTCATGTAAGACTCTAGCGTTGCAGGATCAGCAATAGTGCCTGCTTGAAACCCCGGCCCTAAATCCACTTGCCCTGTGTATTGAGACTGGATATCTCTTGCTTGATACAGAGGATCAAAACGACCAGCTTCGTATCCTGATTCTAGGGGGCCAACATCAAAACCAGACTGGCGCTCACGGGCTTGATACATTGGGTCAAAGGCACCCGCCTGATAGCCAACATCACGCTGTCCTGCTTGGAATCCCTGCCCCAAAAATCCAGCGTCGTATCCAGTGCCGATGTCTCCAGCTTGGTACTCAGAAAACTGCATGGGAGGTCTGAATCCTCTAGCAACGTCCATCCCAGCACCAACGCCTTGGAATCCCACACCTGTGGCTATATCTGATGCAGACCTGATCTGTTGTGGTGTGCCAGCTTGTGCTATCTCAGCCATGCCCTGCATACCCGCTTGCTCGAACGGCGAGAACTCTGCTAGGCGCTGACCAGGAAAGGTTTCGTAAGGTCGTGTCGATTCATATACCGTTCTACCCAGAAGCTCTTCATAAAATGGTTGAGCGTATTCTGGTAGATTTGTTTGTGTTACGACGCTCTCTTGTACGCCGCCGCCGCCACTACTCTTACCCATTTACAAACTCCTCTCGTATACGACATACGATCTGCTGAAGTCATCTTGCTCCAGCCATTTCCAAAATCCCATACGGGCAGTGGCCTCTATGCCTGTGCAGTCGTTGTCTCTACCGAAATCCTTAAACTTCTCTAACATATCCCAGACCCAATCGTTAAAACGATCACCACCTAAAAACTGAACCGCGATCATGCGCTTCTCTGGATACTGCAATATCTCTGTGGTACCCACACCATCTATGTTGTTTTCGGCATCGAACGCAAGCCAAAGCTGTTGATTACCGTTAAGTATTGATGCGTACAAGAACTCCATATTCCATCTGCCGTGTGAACGCTTAATCGCTCTAGCAAGCTGCTCTCTGACATCAGGCCACAAGCTGTTGAGATAGTTGGGGGGCACCATTGTTATCGTGTGTGTGATCTCTCTAGGCGCATCCTTGCGGCAAACCTTTGGCTCTCTGGATAGATCTTTGATCTTGCTTTCATCAAACTCTAAGAGACTGTTCATGCAGGCAAAGCTCCTCCTGCCATAGCACCAAGAGGTGCGGGTTGTTTAGTGGTGCCAGTGCGCTCTTGTCGCACCCGATCCATCATGCCCTCAAGCTCTTGCACACCAGCGTTGGTGTCACCGTCTCCGATGCCGGACACAACATCAGCAGGCACGATAAACTCACCCGGAGAAACCGCTACGGGCTGAGAGTCTCCAATCATCCCCTGCACTTGATCATCCATGCCACCGCCTTGGCCCGTTATCACGCCCTCTTTTTGTGAGTTAGGGACAACGGATTCGAGAACCTGTGATCGCAGCATTTGGAAAGCTTCCGATCCGAACTCATCTATGAATCGGTTGATTACGGCCTCTGATTCTTCTTCAGACAATCTGCCGAGCAGCGCCATAGAAACCTGTTCTATTAGACGCATAGCTGCCTGCTGCGTCATTTCGGTTTCTCCACCCTCTTGCATTCTTGTGGCGTATTGAGAACCGTAGGTGGCATCCATGATGTCATCGAAATAGTCCTGATCTCTTTCTTGCTCTGCCTCATACTCATCAATCACTTTTTGAGCGGATTTGCGCTTTCTTGTAGAAACAGATCTTCTGTTAAGAATCTCCATGGCTTCTTCAACTCTAGGAGGTACAGATCTTGCGCCACCCATACCACCAGCTTTGCCGATGCCACCTATCCCTTGCATTAAAGCGGGATCGATTTGTGGTGTGGTGCCTGGAGCCGGAGTTCCTGGTGTTGGCACACCTGTCTGATCTGATGTCACGAAAGGACTTCTGAAGTAACTAATTTCTGGATCAAAGCCCGGCCTATAATTCATGGGCAACTCATCAGGAGTTTTCACTGGGCCGCGCAGACTAGCTTGTCTTGCAACAATCTGTGTTGGTCGTAGAGCACGATTAACATCAATGTCTCTTATGTCGCCACCATATCTCATCTGCATAGGCTCTCTGCCCATCATCTGCAACTCGTTGTATCGGCGCTGGAAGTCAGAGGGGTCAACGGATGTAATGCCACCTTGTGCCGCATACTGTGCGCCGTAGTTCAAGCCATAGTCAGATGCCACCTGTCCCGTTGCAGTGGTCAGTATGTCTCTTGACCGTCTTAGATCTTCTTCTCTCTCAGCAGCCCTTCTGCCGAACATACGATCACGCTCATCTTGAGCAGCCATCGCAGCACGTTGTCCCTCGCCTATGGCGATAGGTGCTGCCGCCATGGGGTTTAGAAGACCTTTCGCTGTCGCTCCTAAACCCTTTCCTCGAACAACGTCTAAAGGACTCATCGAAGCAGCAGCCTTTTGAGCACTGGCTAGGGCGTCTGTTGCTTTTGTGGCATCTACTACTGCGGGTAGTTCTTTAAGAGCGTCGGCAGTAAGTGTGCCTTTAGCGCCTATTTGCGCCCCAGAGACTGCTGCATCTGCCGCCTTTGTTGCATCTGCCGCCTATAGCACTAGCCAAAGCCCCTTTTCCTGCTGCGGCGGTCAACGCAGATCCAATTGCTCCTGTTCCAAGAGCACTTCCAGCCGCACCCAAAATGGTGCTACCAAACATACTACCCAGTAGTGGAGCTAGAAAGGGCAAGAAGGCTTCAGGCTGTCCCGTCATCGGGTTGGTTGTAAGCTGCCCTGTAGGCGACAGAGAGGCGATACCAGCCACTTCTATCGGGTTCATGTGTACCATCATGCTGTCGCCAAAACGGCCTTGCTGGGCCATCTGATCAGCCATGGCTTGCATGGGCGGTTGTGGCATTGGGTTTTGATACATCATTAGCTCGTCTCCACTCCGAAGAGATTGAATGAGAAGTCTCCTGAACTAGCGTACACCTTCACCACATCTGTCTGGCTTAGGCATATACCGATGACTACCGTTCTAGTGGTGGTAGCCGCTAAGTCTTCATCGTAAAAAATAAACTGCTTGTTGTCGGCAGTAGCCCCACCAACGTGGACGCTGACCCGAAAGGTGCCAGAAGAACCGCCCCTGTTAACAGCCACTAACGAACTGACGGTTGTTTGTGTGAGATCTGGAACTGTATATAGCGTGGTCGTGGTTGTGGCGCTTGGCGCTACTTGACCTAATACCTTGATGACATCTGTCACGATGCACCCATCAACAAGAACTGGAACCGACGCATAGCAAGAGACCCTGGCTTATCGCCCTGAGTCTTGGCTAGTTCTACATCGTTTTCTATCTGATCTAACGCCTGCTCCAACGTGCGTCGAGTGATCGCTTCGTTACTAACGTCGTACTCTGGTGCAGGCACTGGCAATGGATTCTGTCGTGTTGCCATTAGCGCCTACCGTCCTGTCGCATGTCGAATCGCAAATCACCTAGTCGCCAGCCGTAACCAAGACCAGAACTCTCAATACGCACCACTGCGTGTCGTGCGCGAGTCCTGATGTTGGACTGTGTGGTGCTCGATGTAACTGTTGCTGTGGCCTGTGTTGTCGGCGTCTCTAGCGGGAAGTTACTGCCTTTGATCGTGAAGTCCACAGAAGCGTCGGAGGTCAACCCGCTAAACTTGAAGTCAGGAACAATGCGGCTTATCATCATAAACCTATCGCCCTCCCCGATCTCCAGATCTCCTGACTCCACAAACGCAGTCATCGCTGACCCATCGTCATCGAACCCTGTTTCATGGTTGTACAAAAAGTTTGCGTCCGTCACACCCGTGTTCACAGATGACGCTATCGGATTGGAGTTTTGTGAGTATCCGATCCAAGCGCCCCGATCTAGTGTGCCAACTGCCCAAAGATTCTCTGCGTAGTTATATGACACATAGTTCGTGATCTCTGTATTGTCGGTGCCTACAGGGTAGAACCAGATCACCTCTGAAAAGTCGTTGTTCTCAGCGGCAAACACCTTGAACGCTTGACCTTTGTTCAGGTTAGAAAACACATGCTCCTTCACACTGCATGGCAGTGGTTGCACCGAACCGTTGTAGACATAGAATCCACCAGAGTCCATGAAGTACACCGCACCTCTGGCGTTGACCGCTGCGTTAGGCGAGATCATAGATACATCGGTGCTGAGCGTTGCAAACTGGAACGTAAAAGGCGCACCCGTGAAGCGCATAGAATGCAGGCTCACGTCGGTAAAGATCAGTATCTCTTGTCGTGTTTGCACCGCACCAACGATCTGCGAGCCTGAGTTGATTCGTACACCACCGGCTGTATTGGTGGCTGTAGGAGTCCAGTCAGCAGCGTTTTCTTGGTCAGCAAACCTTACAAGCAGCGGGTCTATGTTTGATGAACCTATCGGATTGACACCAAACGCAATGACGTGCTGATCGACATCAGATACTAGAACCTGCAATGCCACAGTCGGCACATTAGAGGCACCCGCCAATGCCGTGGCGTTGATGGCTCTCGTCCCTGTGCCAGATGATTCATCCCAGTAGTAGATGCCGCCACCACGGACGTTGAAGATGAGATCCTCGCCAAAGTTATCTTGACTGAATAGTCGTAGCTGACCGGCAGCAGCAACACTGCTGGAACTGACCCATGTGCCTGCACCCCAACCTGTGCCCTGCACAAATGTGTTCAAACCTGTATTGATCTGATACGTCGCAACCGTCGAACTACCACCATTACCTGTGTCACTAGAGTTAGCCGTGACAGCAGCACCGCTTGTGTCCTTGGCCTCAATGGTGAATGTGTTTGTCGTGGGCACAGACGCGATTTGATATTCCTGATTAAGAACGGTCGCGGTGATGTTGCCTCCAAGTGTTGCCGCATCACTGAACGTAACAAAATCGTTGACCACTGCGCCGTGTGCATTCTCAGTCACAGTGATAGTGGATGACCCGTCGGTTGCAGCAAAGGTGGCATCGCCAGCACCTGATGTCAGCCTGATCGGTGTGACATCGTTATATCCAGAACCCTCTGCTACATAAAACTTTAAGTTGGTGCCAATGCCAATGTAGTTGATGGATTCTAGTGATGACCAGTTATGCAGTGATCGGCACACGCCCAGAAAACTAGCGTCACTGTACTTTGTCCAGCCACCGATCTTTTCTACTCGGCCTTTGCGGAATCGAATCTTGTCAGAGTCGAACCAGCCAGCGTCTGCTGTATACTCGGTTCCCTCTTTGTTAACGCCAGGGGCGAACTGTACCTTCGCCAGCGTCATTTAGCGTCTACCCACCAGTGATGCGATACTCTCTT